TTTGAGGTCGGTATTGGAACTGTAACAGATGCATCACCTGATACACTTTCTAGAGATACCGTTATCTCCTCTTCAAACTCTGATAACAAAGTAGATTTCAGTGCTGGAACTAAGACTGTATTTTGTACTTACCCTGCAAAACGAGCTCCGTCTGCAAGTATGACAGCGACAACTTATGTAACAACTCACTCTTCTACAATTTCTGATGTTCAAACAATGGACTCAGGAGTTTTAGCAGGACCAGTAACTGTATCAGGAACTGTAACAGTAACAGGTAATTTGGTAATTATATAATGAGTACGATAGAAGTAGATAAAATAATACCACAGTCAGGAACTAACTTAACAGTTGGTGAAGCTGGTGATAGTTTAGTATTTCAAAATGATGTTATTCCAAACTCTGCTTTAGCAAACGAACAAATTACAATTAATGGTGTTGCTGTAAATTTAGGTGGATCAGCTACAATACCAACTGAAACACAACCAGTTATATCTAGTTTTACACCAACAGTCATAGATGCAGATGTAGGTGGTACAATAACTATTACAGGACAAAATTTTGCATCAATACCAAAAGTAGAATTACAAAGAGCAAACGGTGCTTTTCAATCTGCAACATCAGTTACTTTTTCAAGTGCAACAACAATAAGTTTTACAACAGGTACAGCCGGTTTAACAAATGGACAAAACGTTAGAATTTTAGTTACAAATCCAGATGGTAATGCAGCTAGAAGCGGTACAGATTTAGTTGTTTCTGATGGCCCTGTGTTTACAACAACAAGTTTACCTAACGGAGAATCAAACACAGCTTATTCACAAAACATAGATGTTACAGGAGATAGTGCTGTAACTATAGGCACATCTGTTGTATCAGGTGCACTACCTGCTGGTGTAACTATTGGGTCAACAACTAACCCAGCTGGTTCTACATACAGAGCAGTAATATCAGGAACAATGCCGACTATTTCAAGTCAAACTGTATATAGTTTTACTGTCAGAGCAACAGATGCTCAAGGTCAAACTACAGATCAAGCATTGTCAATTACGTCAACTGCAGGTATAACAAACTCTGGAGGATTCTGCTAATGGCATCAGCACGTTTAACAAAAACTATTTCATCAAGTACAGGTAAAATATTTACTCTGAGTGTGTGGCTTAAAAAATCTGATAATGCTGCTATTAATACAATATTTCATTTAACAAGTGATAGTAATACTAATAAATATATAGAAATTGCTTCAAAAAGCGGTTATGGAATAGATTTTCAATTAAAAAATGGTACTAGTGGCGATAATGGTACTTTTCTAAGAAGAAGAACTACTAGAGTATTAAGAGATAACAATGCTTGGTATCATATAGTTATTAGGTTTGATAGTACAAATAGCACTGCAGGTGATAGGGCAAGAATTTATATAAATGGTGAACAAGCTACAGATATTGATCAAGATAGCACACCAGATGTGCCATTAAATTTTGTATCGGATTTAAATAATGCTAGTTCTAATTTATCTTTAGCTGGTTTTGTAGGTGGTAGCAATTATCTTAATGGTCAACTAGCACATTTTCATTTTACAGATGGTTATTCTTATGCACCAACAACTTTTGGTGAAACAGATGCAACGACTGGAATTTGGAAACCTAAAACTGCACCATCAGTTACTTATGGCACAAATGGTTTCTTTTTAAAATTTGATAACTCAGCAAACATGGGATTAGATTCATCTGGTCAATCAAATAATTTTACAACTAATGGGACAATTATTCAAAACAAAGATACACCTACTAATGTTTTTGCTACACTAAATCCCTTAGATTATTCACCTAATCCTGCAACATTACAAAATGCTAATACTACATATAATAAGTCAAGCACAGGTTCAGGTCATAATGCTACTATGACAGGAACATTAGGTGTTACAAAAGGAAAATATTATTTTGAATTTAAACCAACAAATACATCTGCATTTGTTGCAGGAATAGTTAGAACAAATCATGTATTACCAAATTCTGAAGGATATTATGGAACTGATGCAGGTTCTTATGGAATAACAAATGGTGGTAAAATGGTTGGTGGAAGTGAATCATCTGTAACTTATTCATATAGTGCAAATGATATTTTTGGAATGGCTTTTGATTTAGATAATGGAAAATTTTATGTTCATGTCAATGGAACATATCTTACTTCTGGTGATCCAACATCTGGTTCTACAGGAACAGGTTCACTTGGAGATATTTCACTAGGTTCAAATATTTATGTTCCTTTAGTTTCTAATGCAAACTATGACCAAACAAATGTTATGCACTTTAATTTTGGTAATGGATATTTTGGTACAACTGCTGTATCTTCAGCACAAAATCCAGATGATGGAAATGGTATTTTTGAATATGATGTACCTGCAGGTTACAGAGCATTATGTACTAAATCAATTAATGCAGAGGAGTATAGTTAATGGCACAAATAGATAAACCAAATTTACATTTTAATACTAAATTATTTACAGGCACAGCTGGTTCAGGACAAGCAATAACAGGTGTAGGTTTTCAACCTGATATGATTTGGATAAAACACAGAACAGACGTGTCTGATCATGTGTTAACAGACGCTGTTAGAGGTGTCACAAAATATTTAAGATCAAACGCAACAGATGCTGAAACAACTAATGCACAAGCTATAACTGCTTTTGGAACAGATGGCTTTACCCATGGCACTTTAGGCGATATTGATGCTACTGGTAATGTTTGTTCTTGGAACTGGAAAGCAGGAACAACATCTGGTTTATCTGGTGGAACAATAACACCATCATCTTATTCAATAAATACTACATCAGGTTTTGGAATTTATACATATACTGGTACAGGTAGTGCAGGAACTATTGCACATGGATTAGGAAGCACACCAAAAATGATAATAGTTAAATGTACAAGTAATGCCGATACTTGGGCTGTTTATCATGAAAGTATAGGTGCAACAAAGTATCTGGAATTAGATACAACAGCAGTAGCACAAACTAGTACACAACCTTGGAATGACACAGCGCCAACTTCTTCATTATTTACAGTAGGAAACTGGTCAGCAACGAATGGTTCAAGTAAAACATATGTCGCCTACTGCTTCGCAGAAAAAAAAGGATTTTCAAAGTTCGGAAGCTACACAGGAAATGGAAATGCTGATGGACCATTTATTTATACTGGTTTTAAACCAGGTTTTATAATTTATAAAGGTGTTACAGGTTCAGCAGATAACTGGGAAATGCATGATATTAAAAGAGAACCAGCCAATCCAGTAGACAGACTTTTATATCCTAATGCTACTTCTGCAGAAAGTAACCCTGCATCAACAACAGACAGACTAGATATTTTATCAAATGGTTTTAAAATGAGAACGGGTAGTGCTGATTATAACAATAGTGGTGGATCATATGTCTACATAGCATTTGCAGAAAACCCTATAGTTGGAAGTAATAACGTACCGGCGGTAGGACAATAATGAGTGAAGTAAAAGTAAATAAAATAACACCTAGATCAGGTACTACAGTACAAC